AAAAGTATAATATCCAACTTCTTTACCACCTGATTTGATTATAAAACTGGAAGTAAAATTATTTGTTCCAAGATTATCACTATAAATTAATCTATGTTTTTCTGGAAAACTTCCATTCTTGCGAGCATACTCAATATCCTCAATAATCTTGGTAATCTTTTTACTAAACTGATACTCTTGATAATATTTGAGTTGTGCGAACTTGTATTCTACATCCTCAATCTGTTTATCAATCTTCTCATCAAACTCTTGTGAGATTTCTTCTAATGACTTGCGTGGTAATTCAAATTTGATTTCTTGTGGCTCATTCGGGATCGTGAAGTATTCTTTGAGAAGTTCATATTGTTCGTTGTCTTCTTCGGCAGAAGCATACAAGTTCATACACTCAAAGACATTTTTTATATCTTTGATGGTTTTGATTTTACTTATATCAAGTTTGTGATTTAATCGTTTTTCAGTCATTCTTCATCTTCCACATTTCCCCAACGATTTAATGCCTCACGAATAGTGTTTCTAACTTCGGGATAAAGACTGTAATACCCTCCAATCTCATCCCAGAGTTCATCAATTTGTTCGTCAGTTGGTTCAGTCATTTTTCTTATAAAACTCTATTTTAAGTTGAGTAATGAGTAAATCAACTTTATCTTCAATACGAGTAAGTCGTTCCTCAATTGTGTCTATACGATACTCATCAATTGCTTCTTTTTTAACTGAATACGGGTCAATCGTAGCCATAGTTCCTTGTAGTGAATTGAGTAGTTGTTCGTCAGTCATTTTTTGTTTCCCTTTGAATAATCTCTTTGACTACATTATACTTGATTTTATCAATTTCTTCATTCACCCACTTCTTCACACCCTCATTCATACTTTTGAGTGTGGTTTCCCATTCTTCGTCAGTCATCGTTCAGCAACCACGATAAAGTCATTCATAGAAATACTCCTCTTACTTTTAGCAAGAATACCTTGATTTGGAAAATAAGGAACTGCCACAAGATTATAGAATGGTCTTAACTGCTCATAGAGAGTATAAAGGTGTCCGTCTTTCTTGTATCGGTAGAGTTTCATAGTGCCTCCAATTCATCAGCAAGTTCATAAAGCAATCGAGCATCAACTACCATATCTTCTATATCCTGGTCTCTACAACACTGATAGTATTGATGTTCATTCACAATAGCACGAATAACAGCAACAACTCCATCTTTTGGAAAGTTGTAAGTATCCTCTGCTTCGTATGCTTTCATAATCTTTTGTGCTCGTTCAGTCATAGTGCCTCCACATTATAGGAAAGACGATTTAGATAATCTACATCAGGGTCAAAATAAAGTTGGTCAGCAATCTCACGGATAGCAGTAGCAAGTGCTTCTTTCATATCATCTGTGGGTTCAACAATCAATTCACCTTTGAATGCTTCCCAAACTTTGTATGCTGCGTCAGTCATCATAGTTTCTCCAGTTCCTCACACAATTCTAACACATCAGCACACATAATCACACCAGGACTTTGTTGGAGTTGGTTGATTGTCTCACGAAGAACAGAAGCAATAATTTTTCTACTATCCTTATCCAAATAAGTAGAAAAGTTCTCCACAGGAGTCATTAGTGCTTCTGAATATCCGTTGATGTAAGTATCCCAGATTTTTTGTGCTCTTTCAGTCATAGCAACTCCAATTCATCACAAATACCATCAATCTCTTTGAGACATTCATCCCATCCAGCATTAAACATCACATCCAGTTCATCAGTAAAATCAACCTTATTAGTTCCTGATAGTTGCTTACGAAGATGTTGTAGAACTTCTTGAAGCATCCAAGCAGTATTGTGTGCTTCACTTTTACAAATAACTTTTAGGAGTTCTTCTGCTCGTTGTTGGTTAGTCATTTTAGTTTCTCTTTGAGTTCCTCAATTTTCTTGGACATCATACCAATGGTTTCATAACACCATTCTCTGTCTTTTTCCAAATCCTCAATCACCAAACGAGCAACTAAGGGCCATTCGTCCTTTGAGTTCTGCCACCAATCCTTATAATCTTTCGGCATAACTTTCGAGAGTTCCTCATCGTATGCTTGTAGTCGTTCAAGGTCAGTCATTCTTCCCACCCATCAAAGTATTCTGTGAAAAAGTTGAAACTCAATCCAACATCACCAAACTGAAAATCTGCTCCAAAAAGAGAAGAAGAAGTAAAAAATGAGAGCATGATGTGAAATCCACCATTACTATGGACTAAACTACTGGGATTTTCATAATTCACCCAAAGTAATGAACGATTGTTGATGACACCGAACTGCCAAGTGCGGTCAGTTTCATCATTATCCCAAACTTTTTTATCGTGTTGAAAGAGTTTCACTGTGGGTCTCCAATAAGTCCAGTAGGTCCAAAAGTATCAAATGTAGTATCTTCCATCCATTCCCTCAAATCAACGATTTCATACCAATCATTACTATACTTATCTTTAGATAGTTCTTCCCATTTTTCTTTTGCTTCTTCTTCGGTAGAATAACAAGCAACCCAATCACCAGTATAAGCAGAAGGGTAATAGTTGTCCCCAACAATCAAAAGATAAGGTTTAGTCATCGGTCAAAGTATCCAGAAGGTTTGTAATCACTAATGTATTGAGTTTTTAGTTGAACATCAAAGGGGTCAATATCGGGGTATTTTTCTTTGAGGTAGGTTTTGCATTCATCACGGGTAGAAAATGCACAAAGAATATTTCCGTGATAGAGTGCGACTTCAATTGCTTCAATCATTCTTCATCCTCCTCCTCTTCATCACCCTCCCAGTCAATCTCAACAGTTTCAAACTGTTCTACATTAGTATAAGGCATAGGATTTGCAGGTCCTCCCATCTCATAATGGATTTTATCAAACAATTCATTAAGCACTAAACTCTCAAATCCTTCTTGGTCTGGATAATCCTCCCAGTCTTCAAACATTTCAGTTGTGGGAGCAACTGTGAGAGTTCTGGTGTATGTAACTGTGATTGCTTTGAGTTGGATTTTAGTCATTCTTCATCCTCACAAGGGAACATTTCGTCGTATGCTTCAGCAGTCAGCACAAGATACTCTACATTTTTAGCATCTTTGTGGTCTTCGTAATACACCATACGATAATGGTTGAAGTCGTTGAGGTCTGTGCTGCCGTATTCTACGACACCATCAACAAGGCAGAGGTAGTTCATTTCAGTTTTTGCAGTTGGTAAATGAGATGGTTGATGTCGTCAGCATCTACATAAGTTCCAGAATAACCACAGTCCTCCTCATCACAACTTTCGTGCTCATAAGCAAGGTTATCCAGCAGATACTGAAGAGTAGCAATACATACACGAGCACGATCACCTGTTTTGGGTCGTAGAGTGTATTCTTCTGTGACCTTGATTAGCGTCTCTGCGTGTGTTTTTTGTGGTAATGATTTAGTCATGGTTTCACAGTTTGAATGAGAATTCGTTCTTTGGTAGTGTCCCGTGCTTTTGCAAGTTGTTCAATCGCCTCTTGATTTCGTTTGGGCAACTGATCCCATTCTACTTGCTTTTCAATATAAGGTGATGGGAGAAATTTATCAATCTTATGACATACTTTATCCAGAGAGTTGGAAATAAACTCTGCCGTTGCTTGTGCAATCGCAAACGGACCAAGCACAATCAACCGAATTGCAACAAAATGTGGAATGTATTTGAGGTAGGGATAGGTTTTAGTCATTGGAATGAAGAATAGAGAGCATTTGTTGATGGTAGGCATCTGCTTCAACCTCACATTGATGAGATTCAGTTGGATCATCAATATGGTATTGTTTCATATCCAGAGTGTGCATCACCTCACCAAGAAGATCAACGAGTGCATCAATCTTTTGTGCGTCAGTCATTTACCTGTAAGATAGTTGAGGTCACTTACGATGCGTTGTGCTTCTTCTGGTGAGTTACATTCCTCTACAATGTAACTAAATCCATTTGAGAATGTTCGGCGGATTTTGTTACCTTCAGCAAAATAAGTTCCATAGCGAGCAGGGAACTGATTTAGGATTGCTCTGATCATCGAATATACAAATACTTTTTGTTTTTAATCATGTGGTCTAAGACCATGGCAATCTTCTGTTCATATGTGGGATTATTGTGCTTCATACACTCCACATAAGCATCATGTAGACGAGCATAAAGATCATCCCAGTGTTGTTTGTTGATAGGGGTCATCGGTTTGTTGTGTATGAAGTCATTATACGGCAAAAAGGGCACCTATGGAGATGCCCTTGTACCAGTTCTTCAAGTGTCCTTGTATTTCTCCTCTACTTCCTGAACCCGTTCCATAAAAGTATCATCACCGTGATCACCACTATAAAGATAATCAATATGCCTCATAATCTCTGACATCTTACGCATCTTTGGCAGTTGTTCTTTCAGATACTCAATCACTTCTGGTTCGTGGTTAGGATACCACTCATAACCATAAGTTCGGTCCTCATTTCTCTCCTTACCGTTGTTGAGAATTTCTTCTTCCAACTCATCAGCAAATTGTCCCACCTTGTAGTAATCGTAACCACAATCTCCAAAGTGCCCGCCGCTCATTTCTTACCCTCCAGAATGTCAAGTTTTTCGTGAATAAAATCAGTGATATCAATGGTATTCGCATCCACACCTTCTTCTTGGCAGTCAAGAATAAACTCCATGAATGCACTAAGAATCAAGCAGGTGCGACGATGATCGTGCTCTGTGATGGTAGTATGCGGATCGGCAACATACTTGACGATGTAACCATAGAGTTCGTCGTAAGTCATTGTTGTGCTTCAATAATAGATTTGATAGTTTTGAGATCTTCTAATCGTGCTTTGTGTTCATCATACTGCTCACAGAAGTCATCCATTCGTTCTTGATGTCCTTCATCATCATAGTTGGTTTCTTCACGGATTTCCCATTCAATATCAGAAAGATATGCTTGAGTATCATCAATGAAGTATTCAAGAGTGTCAAGGAGTGGCATTTTCGGGAACGGGAGGAGGTGGTGTTGGAGCGGGAAGTGATGTTGGTTGAACGATAGGTGCTGGAAGATTAATTGGTGGTGGAGCAACTTGTGGTTCTTGTACTTCTTTAAGTTTCTTCTCCAGTTCCATAACCTTTTGATCTAATGGACTCAAAGGAACTTCTTTTTGAGAATCTGCTAGTTTCCAACCAGTAGCACCAGCAGCAAAAATACTTGCAAGTGCAGCAAAAACAGAAACAGTCTTAGAAAAACTCATTCAACAACCTCCCAATGTGCGTCAGATTTGTCACCGAAACGATTAACACCAATACGAGTGCTAACCCAGAAAAAGTATTTACGATTTTCGGAAGCAAGAAACAATTCACCGCCAGTATCCTGCTCTACAATACAAACAGGATTGTTGTCCATAGTATTAGCAAGACGATTCTTCGCTTTGCTGCTTTTGGGTTTGACTGTTACTCGACGCATTGATCTTTCTCATCAGTCAGGACAGTTCCCATAGGGCCTTTTTTAAGTCGTGCCCACTCTGCTTCTGCTTCTCGCATATCATCAAACTTCTTCTTCAAGTCCTCACCCAAAGTCAGTTCAAACTCATCGGCAACCTTACGCATATCTTCTTGACTTCTCTCTTCACCAAATGCAAGACCACAACCACCTTTCATAATGTTGATTTCACTGTGACCCATTGCACGGGCAACAGTTGCGAAGAAGCGAAACAGTTGATAAATGTTAAGGTCTTCGGCAGGAACCTGAAAAGTATAATGCTCTTCGGGGAGCACTGTATCATCAAAACCACTACTGTAATTGGTGGAAGTCCATTCAGAATCAAACTGAACTTTCAGGGTTGCTTTGTAGGTCATAATTGAGTTCAACAAGAGGTTTTTTGTCTGTGATGTAATCATACAGCATCTGGGCGAACCCGTACTGGGGTCTTGTGCCAGTTTCAATACTGGTTGATGTGGCAACAGTCCACATTATATCCAGTTCTTTCTTATCAGGTAGTGGTTTCATCAAAGTCAAAGTATTCATAGATTGAAGACATAACCTGCTCCTCAATATGTTCACAGATTGATTCTTCAGTTGGATTTTCTACATGTTTGTGTGCGTGACGATAACCGTAACGAACACCTTCATCAATTGCCTGTTCCAAGATAACACGGAACTTAGGTTTCATCATTTGTTCATTTGAAGAGTAGGAACAGGCATACCACCTTCAGTTGGCACATAAACAGTTACGTTACCTTTGTTAGAACCTTCTTCCAATCCAGTGATATACAGATACTGAAGATACTCACGGTTGTCTTTCAGCGAATCACCGATGATTTGGTTTGCTTTAGCAACACCACCAGCACGAATAACCTCTGCCTCAGCAAGTTGTTGGGCACTATCTTTCTTTGCTTGTGCCTCAAGAACTGCTACCTGACGAGTGTATTCTGCCTTCTGGAGTTCTGCTTTACCAGCTAGCGATTGTTGCCACACGTTGTATTGAGGACCCCCGATGAATACGATGGCAGCAAACACACCCACACCAAGCACAATCCAAGCAACAGCGGGGTCAATAGAACCAGAATTACGATTAGTCATTTTGTAGAAACGTTAGATTTAAAAATAAGATTAGCAAGGAAGATGATAGCAAAGTTCTGCCAGAAGGACAAGGATACACCAAACCAAGACAGAATCAATCCAAGCAACCATGCTTCAAAGAATAGTCCCGCAACAGCAAGGACAATTACACCAAAAGCAACACCAAGAGCAGTAGAAGTTTTCATTAACAATTTTCCTCGATAGTAGAGAGCATAAATTCAGTCAAACATGTGTTTGGACCGAAGTTATTATAAACCATAAATTTAATTGATGTGGCACCAGTGGACAGTTTATCAACTGTTCCAGACAGCAAGCAATTCCTTAACTTTTTCTCTTGAGTTTTTGTTTGCAGCAATTGTTCTAGAAACATCAATAGTCGTTAGAGATGCTGAGGAATATAATTCCCGTGCTGCTGGAGTGTCATGATTGCTAACAATAACACGAGCACCACGATTAGCAAGATTTAGAACTAAATCACGCAAACGAACTTGATCAGCATAATTAAAACCACATGATGCATAATCAGTGAAGTATGCAGTATCATTAATAGGCAGATATGGTGGATCAAAATAGACCACTGTGTTGGAATCTATATTTTGATACAATTCATCTGCAGCAAAGTCATATGCAGTCATACGAACAGATTGATTTTGCTTGAATACTTCTTTGAAGTTTTCCATTTCTTTACGGGGGAAGTATGGAGAACTATACTTACCAAAAGGAACATTGAACTGTCCCTTTTTGTTATAACGAGTCAACCCATTAAAACAATGACGATTCAAATAGATGAATAAAATCGCTTTATGACGAGAATCTGAGGTTGTATTGAAAATATCACGATACTGATAAAAAACTTCTTGGTTATTGCTATCAGCACACACTTTCTCACAATCATCAACAAACTCTTCGTCATTCATTACATAACGATAAAGAGAAATCAAATCACTATTAAAATCATTCAACACCATACAATCAGATGCTACGTTAAGTGCAACTGCCATTGAACCAGAGAATGGTTCAATGTATTGTTTGGGAGAACCAATCAACGGCAAGATATGAGGCAGAACACGATACTTGCTACCTGCCCATTTTAAAAATGGTTTATTAGTCACAGAGAAATTCCTCAACAAATTGTTCGTGTGAAATAATGCGTACAGTTGGGTAAATCTTCTTCATATCACTTTGAAACTGTTCACCCAAATAATAATCCTTCCACTTCCAAGCTTTATCGGGACCAGCAAGAACAAGAATAGCAGAGTCATATCCATAATCAACACAAGTGTGATGCAATTTCATAATTTCAAAAGGAACCTTTTCTTCAGCAGTTCCTTGAACACGTTGATACTTGAGACTCAACAATATATCTCCATTAAGGAGTATATCTACATAATGCTTGCCACCATTACGCTTCAGACCAACATTAACTTGTGATTGAAATTCATGACTAGTGTATTGCTCCAATAAACTTTCAATTTCTTTTTCATATGTTGTGCCAGTGGTAGTATCCCGCGATGCAGTAGTAGACATTAAATAACCTCCCAATCACATTCCCAAAAATCGTTAATATTCACCCAGAAAAAGTATTTCTGGTTCTCTGATGCAAGAAACATCATACCATCACCTTTGTCCTGCTCTACAATGCAGATAGGATTGTTGTCCATCATATTCGCAAGGCGGTTTTTAGCCTTCTTGCTTTTGGGTCTGACTGTTACTCTTCTCATTTTGAATCTCCAGTTTCAGTTTGCGAATACCAGTAACAAAGTAAGCAAAGTCACGGGTTTCAGTGATAGGTTTGGTTTCACCACATACACCACATTTTGCTTCATAAACAGAGGAGCATCCTACAGAATATACTCCATACTTCTTCCCACAATCAAAACAAGTATTGTAAGCAGTCTCAAGTTTCTTGAGTAGTGCCTTCTTCTCTTTGAGGTCCATCGTAAAGTTCAACTCCGTATTTGTTTTTGAGGTTGTCTGTGAGGTAATCATACAGCAGGTCGGCAAACCCGTAATGGGGTCTTGTGCCAGTTTCAATACTGGTTGATGTGGCAACAGTCCACATTATATCCAGTTGTAGTTTATCTGGTAAATTCTTCATCCAATTTCTCCAAACATTCAAAATTCCAAGTGCGTGATAGTATATCAAGATCAAATCCAAATTTATGCACCCAAAATAGAATGCTAAAAAAACCATTAGAACCAAAACAAATTTGAAAATAAGGCCATCCAGAAGAATCATTCCAACTGATTGACAACTGAATCAATGAATAGTTTTTAATAAATTTTGGAAAGTGTCTTCCAGTGTTTAGAATTTGTACATACCAATCATGTCCAAAATCCTCTCTATAATTAAATTTAATTAAGTTCATCGTCCAACTCCACGTCTTCAGTAAGGTCCTTTAATCTATTAAAAAAGTCTTCATCTAATGGAATAAGTTTTTCTTTTCCAGTCTCAATATCATCTACCATTTGCATTAGATGTTCAAGAAACTCTTTTGGATATGTATCATCTTCACCAAGAGATGTCCAAAACCATTCAAGACATTCTTGTTCTGGGTCTTCTACGGTTCTTGGCAAAGCATAATCGGTATAGTTGGAAGTCATAAGGTCTGCCCAGATTCGGAATGCTCCACGAATACTTTGCCATCCTGTCATCCAACAATGTCCAATCCAATATTCCCACCAGTTCATGGTGGTTCGGTTTTTCTTTGGTGCGGTTCCTCTTACTAGTGTACTATGCATATCTTACTTTCTCAAAACGTTCCGTATTATGAACTACTTCTTCTATAATACCATACCTAAAAAATATTTTGCAACTTGGATAGGGTGAATATTTGCAATCCCATACAGAAGGATATACCTCTACAACACCATAGTGATAAACTGGTCTAACTTTACCATGAATTCCATTTGGAACCCAAATAAAGTTTAAAAATAATCTATCAGGATTATATCCATCATCACCTTCTTTTAATTCAACAAAATCAGCAGTATGTGAATCGTCAATCAAAAATAATCTACCCAATGGATCAATCCAATATTGATTCATTAGAGAATCTAGGTCTTTTGTTTGCAATTCTTTTTGATATCCTGGACCAAGATCGTAAGAGCTTTTAATTGTGTCAAACATTCCCATAGATTTATTCTCCTATTTTTGGATCTTCATTTAGGTAATATCCTCTCCAATCTGCTACTCTAATGCACTCATCAATATCCCATGCAAGTTTTTTATTTGCAGACGTAGAGTTACGTGGTTTGTAAACAATACCAGTATTCATGTCAATAAAACAATGTGTCTTTGGAGTATCAGTATCAGTTAATTGAAGAACTCTATAATACTTTTTATTATCATCATCTATTACAAAAGATCCAATATCTAAGTTATTATCAAGTTCTCTTCTTTTATATTTAATTTCTATTGTTTCACCCTCACTTAACTCTCTTCTACTTAAAATATAACGAGTTTCCCTAAAATAATCTTCAGTCAACTTAAGACAAAGCAGACCAGTTTTAAGAAGAATCATGTTTTTAACACGACTCTTTTCTTCTAGTCTGCTTTTGTAGTCTATATCTATATCTTCTTTTGTTTTTATACCTTTTTTGTATAATTCAAGTAAATCAGAATCCATTTTAGCTGAGATAAGATATATTATCTATAATCTTATGCCCCCATCTCCCTCATACTACGAACAAGATATTCCGTAAATTGTTCCATTTTTTCTGGATGAACTGTAGCTGGATTAGTATTGATTGCATTTCTAAGAGCGATCATCTCCTGCCATTCGGCGTCAGTGAGTTTGTTGTCCTTAGAAGAAAATGTCATGCTGGGGTGCTCCCGTAATTTGTCAGCATATTCTAACAATATTTAACCATAAAGTGTTATTTCTTAATATTATCTTTAGAGTGTTGTAACATATCTTTACGAACCAAAGGGTCCCCACGTTCCCTTATCACCTTCCATTCTCTGCTCCAATTTATCTAGAAGACCATCAAAACTCATGATATGGTCAATATCTACAATTAACTTTGAGATTGCATTACAAACCACTGGACGTTCCTGACGAGCAGCATAAGACAGAGCATTACGAAGAGAAGATTCTGCTTCCTTCAAACTTGTTTCAACAGATTGAGAGAGTGCCATAGAATTAAGTAACAACTATTGATAATATATCAGCAAGTACAACCCATGTCAAGTAAACCAAGTAACAATTGAATAACGTGTTCCTTTGACGACAGGCATAACCTCATGAGGGTACATAAAGTTTGATGGGAATACAATTACAGACCCTGGTCTTGTTCTAATTTGCATTTCTCTATCAAAGAATGCAAATTCACCACCAACATAGTCATCATTTAAATTAAATGACATTGAAATCGTTCTTGGTTGTGTTTTAAAACTATCAGTGTGTTGAATATAATATCCACCCTCTTGATATCTTAAAAGGTCATATCCACTATCGGACTGTAAAAAACAATCTGGGAAGTCTACAATATACTTTTTTGCTGCATCTGCAGACTTGTTAAAAAGAATATCATCTATTTTCTTCCTCACATCTTGATTTGAAGCAATTACATGACCAAGAGATATGTTAATAATATCGCAGTTCCTAACAGAAGTATTTTGATTACCATTAACACCTATCTCAGATGTTCTCCACTCTGCTGCATCTTTATATTCTGATATGATATAATCACACTCTTCCTTTGTAAGAATGTCATCATAAATTTTGATATAACTTGCAAGACTATTCAAACTTTTTGTCACAACTGGTTTAGTTTCAACTGGTTTAATCGCATCTTCGGTTATTCTATGGTCTTTATCAAAATAACTAGAAAAATAAGGACCACGACTTCTCACATAATGCAAAAATACTTGATTACAATAAGTTCCCTTAAATGGTTCTCTCCAATGAGGACCTTCTATTCCCAGATACAACATTGCATCTCCAGGATTCAAGATAACTTCCTTTTTAACCTTTTTAGGAGTCTCAATCCATATTGCCCACGGTTGATCGCAATCTAAATTAATAGTTAAAGATATCTCACAATGAGACTTGTCAATATGGGGTTTTAATTCATTACCGTGTTGATAAATTCTAGCATAAGAATACGTGGGAACCACAGTCTCTCCAATTAACTGAGACACTGTGGTTGTTTTTTCACACAATAACTCTACAAAAGAAATATAATCATATTTACTTTTACATCCAGATACTTGAGAATCATCTTTCAAGTCATAAGTATCTGCATATTCTTTAAATTCTTCTGCTAATTGTTTTGCTTTTTCCGATGATATAAAATTAGGGACAACAACATAGTTGTCCTCAAATAATTTAGAGATCATTTAGTAGTGGAATCCTCCTCATTTTCAACTTCTTCAATCAGTTCTTCAATTTCATTTACAACTTGCTCGGTTGGATCTTCTTCAAATAATAACTCAAGATTAAATTCACTATCCAGTACACTTAAGTCAATATTTGAAAAGTCTTTAATTATATCATCTGGTTTTGTTTGAATATCGTAAGTACCAAGCAAAGATTCCGTTCCTTTATCATCAAAGAATGATTCATCTACAGAATCATCAAATAGAGATGGATCTACACTACCATCAAAAATCGTGATATTATCATATCCACGCTCGGACTGAAATGCAGTCTTACTCTCCTCAATGTTATCTTGAAGGGTATTTGAAGAGTAAAAGAGATTCTCGTGTGCTTCTGCTACACGTTCATGAACTTTTTGTATTTGATAATCATGGTCTTCCTTCATAGACTCAATGTTTTCTTCATGCCTCTTTTGCATTTCCTCCATTTGCTCTTCCAATTCTTTCATAGCATCTTGCCAAGAAAGAACTTTTTTACCTTCTTCTTCCTCTCTTTCTCTCTTTATAATCATTTGACGCTCATACTCAGCATCAAAATGCTCAACATACTGTTTGAGGTCTTTACGAGTGCATGGAGTATTAGGAACGGGCGAATCATATTCAATCCACCCATTACCATCCTCTGTGCCATCATCCCTCCATTGAATCGCCCAAAGATGTTCTATATCGACAAAAGGCCATTTATCTCCATCAAAGAAGATACCAACATCATCAATACCAATGTATCGATCCTGTTCAATTAATGTAAATTTTTTCATTATTCTGTTACCTCTTGTACGTTAGCAGTTAGAACTTTACTCTCTCTTGCATGTTGTAGCATTTGAGCAGCAGCAGACAAAACATTAATATTACTTTCATTTGCTTTAACCATTTCATTCCTAAACGATTCAACTGCTGCACCAGTTGAGCGTTGTTGTTGAGAATTTTCAATCATCAACATTGGCAACCAATTAATTGCACATGCCCATTCATCCACAGGTTCACCTGTATTTGGATTAGAACCTCTTATTTGAGTATACCAAGAACATTCAAGTCCCTTACAATCTGATTGAATTAGGGGGCAAAAGTTTCCAGGTTTAATTTGAGCCATAATTAAGTCAAAATAGTAATTGTATTATAACATATTTAGTTTAATGAGCAAATTATAGTATCTACATATTGAACTGCTAAATTTAACGAATATGCCCTAGTTTCATTCATAGATGCAGATCCACTAAATGGGTGAGTATGAGACCCACCTCCAGAATTTTCATTCATTCCACCAGTTCCACTTGTTCCAGAAACAAGAAAAGAACCACCAAAACTAAATGGAGTTGCACCAGAACCTCCAAGTCCTCCTGTTAATCCTACGTGAGTATGATCTGGTAATTGTGATAATGCTAACGTAGTATTACCAACATTTTGAACTGTAGTGGGTGCTAATCCAACTGGAAATGTACTGTTAACATTTACAGAAAAGTTACCACTCGTTGAGGATAATACCGTTGTAAAATTTACTGCACCACCAGATCCACCACCAGTCCCAGAAACAACTCTTAGTGCTTTATTATTTTGGGTAGAAAGTCTTGTCCATCCTGTAGGTGCAGTTGCTTGATAAAATACCTTTATAGTCCCAGCAGGATATATCCAGTAAAAACTATTAATAGAATTTGCTGTATCTGCAATGTTAAATAAAATTCCAGTAGAAGTTAGTCTTGCCATATCAATCAAAAGAGCAGAGAATAACGTCAATATATTGTAGTCTTAAATCAACAGAACCACTACCAGTTGCAGTAAAATTTATATTACCACTAAACGGGTGATTATGTGATCCACCAGTGCCTCCAGGAGACACAACACCTCCAGTATTATTTGAACCACTTACCAAGAAATTAGATCCTCCACTTGAAGCACTTCCACTTCCACCAGTTAAAGAATTGTGAGTATGATTTGGTATTTGTGAAGTTGTTAGTGTTGTATTTCCAACAGTGCCCGTAACAGGAACATTTGCACTAAAACTAACACTCACTGGAGAAGTGCTACTTGGAAATACTGTACTAAAAGACAGTCCACCAGCACCAGATACTCCACCAAATCCAAAGTTACCACCAGTTCCAGACACGACTCTTAGTGCTTTATCATTATGAGTAGTAGATTTTGTCCATCCAGTAGGTGCTGCCGCTTGGAAGAATACCGATACTGTTCCTTGTGCCAAAACTCCATACTTTGAATTTAATGAAGTTCCATCATCAAAAGTTAAACCAGTAGCGGTTAATGTTGCTGCCATCTTACAATAATATTTCTTTTATTTACTTATTTATCCTTTATCCAAAATCCATCCCCAGTCATAGTCCAACCTTCTGCAACCATTTCATCATAAGTCATAGAAGGAAGTTTCTTCATAATAAAAGAACCATCTCCATTATCAACCCACTCAATATTATCTCCTGCTTTTAAATTAGCAGCATCAAGCAAATCATCAGGGAGACTAATAAAGTATTCTTCATGTACTTTTTCAACTTCCAAAATCCAAGTCTTTTTAGGATCTTTTGCCATAACTTTATTAAAATCAGATTCTTTAACTTCTTGCCAACCAAGAAATTCTCTTTCTCTAATAGTCTCTCCTTTATCAGGAGATTCATAAATTTTTGCCATGATTACTTGTAAATGAAAGGATCTTCTTTGCTAAGTTGTTTAGCTAATTTTTTGCTTTTTTGATTTTCAAGATATTCTACAAATAAATTGTATATCTTTCTAATATATTTAATCATAACTTCAAAAATTTGTAAATGTTTTGTGCGGTTAATTTATTAGATTTTATGCCAGGATGACTCATATCTCTAGCATAATCATCTGGTATTGGTTTATGCAAATCACAACCTAATAATTTTGATGTTGTTGGAAAAAAAGAGAATTCATAATATTGAGTCTTTCCTTCCCACAAATTCCTAATTAACTCAACATTTATAAGATTAAATGGAACCAAATGATCTACAAATTTACTATTATTTTCACAATCAAGTTTTAACTCTACGCGATTTCTTTGATACATCAAATATCTTGTAATACCTGGCATACAATAAATCACACATTTTGGAGTTCCATATTTTTTATAAAGCATTAATGAATTATGTAAAGCAAACTGTATTGATGAACCTCCCATTCCCAAATTAATTACAGGTATTTCATAAAGTTCTTCCAAAAATGCAGGTATTGTATGAGAATCATCTATACCAGTTCCAAAAATATACGAACAACCAAAAATAACTATTGAATTTGACCAATTGATATCATTAAACTCTTTGGTTCTATATCCATGAGAATTTAAAGTATATTTTACTTTATTTTTTCGATAGTACCAGTCGGGAGATTGGAGTTGTAAATTTAACTGATATTTATCGCAATCATCAGAACCAAAAAAATCCCAACTACCACATATATCAAATTTATCACCATTTTTTATGGATTGTCCAAAATTTTGAACTGTTGTATTTGGTAGTGGAATAAACTCTTGATTATTGATTGAACGTATTATATTTGGATTGACCTTCACTGATCTTTAAGATATTGCTTCTTTGCTTTTTTAAGTTCTTTCAGTTCTGATTTAATCTCTTTATATGCTGTTTGAGCATCAATTTTATCACCCATTTCAAGAGCACAAATAATATCAACTCTTGTTCCAAAATGTGCTAATGCTTTTTCAAAATCATCCAATTCGTACATTACTTATCTCCCAATGTATATTGCTTCATATTATATATTGGTGGGCAGTGAGCATCAATTTGTGCTTGAAGACGGTTCTCCATTTCATACAAAGAGTTTGTAGTCTCTATATTTTCTATTTCTAACCTCTTAATATCCTCAAGTGCTCCTTTATATTTTTGTTCAAGATATTCCACCCGTGTCTCTAAAGATTGAATTAAATCAAGTAAAGTAAATTTACTTCCAATAAAACCATCAGCACAATCTACGATTACTTTCTTTTCTTTGTCGGATACAAAGAACCAGTTAATAAAGTTTTTAATGTTCACAATACACCTACCGATTTTAAATAACGTCGATATGCAGCAAATCTACCTAAAGATGGTTGTCCAATAACATTTAATTGGTGACAAATTTCACAATAACATAACCACTCATACCAAGGTGTTGTTGGATCTAACACATGATATGGATATTCTTTAGAGTTTTCCACCTACTTCACCTTCATAAGTTCTGGTCTCAGTCCAACCTTCCTGCCGTCCTTTAAGATAAAAACGGGTTGCTTGAATACACGACTGCTCAGTGAGAGAGGTGATAAGTCCATTACCTTCTTCGTCTGTGGAATACCAAAGTCCATACTTTTTTTGATCTACGTAAAAACATCCGTCAATTAACTTTTTATCTTCTGTCATTTTTTCACAGGTTTTGGTTTTAGAGTTTTATTTTCATTTACTTGTTTTACTGTATTATGAAGTTGCTTTAATGCTTCAATAGTCTCTGGTGTCTCTTCCCAACTCCAGTCATTTGAATTTGTGTCAGAAAATGTACGGATTGCCATGTCCTCTATAGCATCTGGTGTAATGATAACACATTATCAAGCAACTTGCAATCCTAATCCTTGTATTATTCTTCCCGCTATAATTTTATTTGTTAATTTTCCTTGATGGGCAACATAAGACCCTGATTTTTGTTTTACTAAATCACGAGCAGAATCTATTTGATTTACATATTCACAATTTAATATTTTAGCAGTATCATAAAATAAACTTAAATCAAAATAATTAGTCTTATTTTTCCAAAATTCTTGGAAAGTCATCGCATTTAACTTTAAATGTGTGATTGCATTATTCTTATCAATATTCCAATAATAACCAATTTTAAATCTATCATAATTCCAATTTCCACAATGCATCACGCGATCTTCAGTATAATATGGAAGTCTATATGGAGAAGTCCAAATACTAACAACTGCCTTTGGAGTTGGATATGACTCATTTAACAGTATAGAATTATGTAAAGTGAATAAAGAGGATGACCCAGTAGAACCTAAATTAATCACTGAGCAATTTGTCATACTTTCTAATTGTCCAGATATAGTATCTTCCTCTGAAGTTCCAACACCAAATACATGAGAACATCCAAAAATCACGATTGATTTTGACCAATTTATTTGATTGAAATCTTTTGTTCTATATCCAGCACTATTTAAATTATATTCAACTTTATTAACCCGATAATACCAATCATCAGGTTGTTCTTTTAGATTTGTTTTATAAAGTTCCTTAGTATCTTGGTCAAACCATTCATGATTACCAGTGATTAGTTCTTGATTTGGAAGAAGTAATTTTTGTTCAAATCTTTCAGATAATTTTAAAAATGTCATGAGAATATTTGAATATTATAGCGTCTAGACCACTTATCACAATCCCTCTCATCATTTAACATCGGTTGCCCTTTAATATTTAAACTAGTATTTAAAAGCATGGGATGACCAGTTTTTGCTTTCCATTGATATAGTAAATTATAAAGTCTAGGAGCATCACTTTTTTTAACAGTTTGCAATCTACTTGTTCCATCAACATGAACAATTCCAGGGAACTTTTCTGGATATTTACATCTAACGGTGTGTTGCATAAATGGACTTTCTATCAAATCCTGATGCATATCAAAATAAGTATTGGCAAACTCTATAGGAACAACTGGAGAGAATGGTCTATAAGATTCTCTATTTTTGATTTTATTAACTCTATCTTTTATTTCTGGATCAGATGGGTCTGCTATTAAACTCCTTGCACCCAATGCTCTTGGACCAAACTCCGATCTACCTCTCGCAAGTCCACACACTTTATGCTCATACAAATATTTTACAATCTCAGTGTTTGTATGTTTATGTTGCAGATAATATCCAAGATAGGGTGTGAATTTGATATGAATTTTCTTGTGCGCCAATACAGCACCAATCGCAGATCCACTGTCTCCAGGTGCTGGCATTATCCACACATTTTTAAAATGATTATAAGCATGTTTATTTGCTACGCAATTTAAAGCACAACCCCCCATCAATACAAGGTTATTAGTTGGCACCAATTTTTTAGCAAGTCTCAGTGCATTATTAAAAAGAATCTCATACACTTCTTGAGTTGCCGCAGCAATATCTTCTTTTGATTCTTCTGGTCTCCAATCTTTACATCCCTGATGTAAATTTAACTTACATTTAAAATCTTCTGTTATGAAATCATCAAAAATAGCATCTTTTAATTTATGTTTATCTCCCAATGCAGATAAAGCCATCAAAATATATTCTTCTTCATTCGGTTTTAAACCACACCGCTGAGTCATTGCAGAATACAGTAATCCCACACTATTTGGATACTTTAATTCATACTTTAACTTTAAATTATTGCCACTTGCTTCCCAAATTGTAAGTGTTTGAAATTCTCCAATAGCATCTATGACTAAAATAACAGCATGTTTAAATTTACTAGTAAAATAACCACCACATGCATGGGTATAGTGATGGTTAAAAAATTTGTGCTTGCACTCATAATATCTTTCAAAATTATTCACAAATGGACCTTGACCTGCATAAATTTGTCTCATCCTCTTTTTTAAAGGATTTTCATACCAACAAATTAATTCTGGTTTTCCATATCTTAAAGCATAGTTTAATAAAGAATCTGAAATATATGGATCATTTTTAATTTTACTAAAACGTTCACTCTCACTGGCGAATACCAATTCGTCTTTTACAAATACTGACAATGCAGCATTATGACTATTAGATGATATCCCCCATGTTATCATATTTTTTCTCCCAATAACTTACTGGTAGTGTTGGATCTTCTTTTACAAAATTTTTATCCTTATTTGCAGGACACATTGAACAATATGACTCATCTTCTTTGTTTAAAAACTTTTCCAGCTCATCATCACTACAATCTGGTTCTAATGGTTGATATTTAAGATATACATTCCATTTATCGCTTAAATTATATTTTTTAGATTGCATTGGTAAATAAGCCAATGCTGGACACTTCCACAATTTATTTTCATGTAGTTGGATAGCATGTTTAGATAAACACTTTTCCCAACTTTGCCTAGGATTATTATGCTCATAAGGCATCATATTATTTCCAAACCCAGTATATTGTGGTGTCCAATATTCATTAGTATAATCCCAAAATTCTACATGCACTCCAAGATCATGTCTCCATTGCTTAGCAAGAGTATATCCACGTTTAAACTTTTTTACATAGTTTTTATGAGTGGTGCTGTGTATAGATATTGCTAAATTTGTCTGAGTTGCTATCAGTGCTTTTGGGAGTTTTGGATGATTATGTAAAAAACTAGCATTAGATACAAGGTCAATTTGTGTATATGGATCAGGATAAATCATCCTCACCAAATATACAATATCAGTAAGTTCTTTATTTAAAGTTGGTTCACCACCAAGAATAACAAAAGTTTTTGGTCTTATTCTTTGACCCCAAATATATAGCCAATCTTTTATAGTTTCTAGGGTTAATGTCCCAGAATGACCGTGATTTGAATAATGAGAGCATCCCTCACAAGTAAAATTGCAAGTATGAGTTACATGCAGTTCTATTTGTTTAGTATCAAATTGTTTCATTCATCAATATATCCAGTTTCTTTCAACATTTCCACTGCCTCATCAAAAGACTTATAAAGAATTTGCAAACAAATTGCTTTACGATCAGGAAGACCTGCTTCCATTGGAAATACCGAGTGTGGTTTAGATACATCAAGCAAATAAGCATCTCCAGGATGTGCCATAAACCTGACAGACTTTCTCAAATAACCCTCATGAAAGATTGCTCCGTCTGTTTGATTTGCGACTTTAGTTGTAGGTGTTTCTCCTGGAGGATAATAGAACTGTGTTACACATCTATCAGTCTTAATATAAAAGTTTACAATAGCCTCAATATTACTATCAGTATGTGGAGGAATTTTATAATTCAGCTCCATTAATGACAGAGTACAATTATCTCTATAAGATTCTGGTATTACTTGAAGCAAATCAGTTTCATTCTCTGATTTAATATATGAATATTTAATACCAGCAAATCCATATGGAGTATCCATTCCATATTCTATTTTTCTACCAGTCTTATTATAGTTGTTTATAAAAAACTGCTTGTTTAATTTACGAAAAAACATTTAAAAATCTCCTTTTGTTTGACCACAATCAAATACCCATATACCCCTTTTCACCCACATATCAACAACTCTTTTACGGTCTTCAAAAACACACAATATATTATACTTCTTTTCCAAAAAATCCACAAACTCACCCTTTACTACAGAATCATCTCTACGGTCATTCTGTTTTCTCATATACAATTCATCATATTCAATTGCATTTTTATTTAACCACAATTCAGTTTCATCCTTATAATTATCCGTTCTTCCAGTAAGAATGACCATTTTTAATTTGGAATATGTATTTTTCAAAGACTTAAAAACAACTCCAACAGGAACATTTATACTGTCTTGTAGAATACCAGCATTCCAAGCATCCCAATTTCTTGGGTGAGTTGCAATAAATTGCTGTCTATGTTTTACATTGCATAATGTGCCATCTAAATCAAAAATTACACAAGGATTACGAAGTTTATTCATATGAATATTCTCTCCACTCAGGAACATTACAATTAGCAAGATCAAACGCAACTTTATTCCAAGGTGCTCTTGGTTGACGAATCAATCTCATATTAGTATGTTCTAATAATTTATTTCCTTTTTTAGTATTACAAGAAGAACATGCAACCACTAAATTTTCCCAAGAGTCATCTCCACCTTTACTACGAGGGAGCACATGGTCTATGGTCAGTCTAGTAGTAGAACCGCAATATTGACAAGTATTACGATCTCTTTTATAAACCATTGCTCTAGATGGTTTACATTTTGCAGCATAATTAATTGGAACTTTAATATAATTTAGTAATCGAATAACTCTTTCAGATATAACCTGAACTTTTTCTTTTAGAACTAAAATTACAGCTCGTCTCCAATTAGTAAAATTAATTGGTTCGTAACTAGAATTTAAAACTAAAATTGTTTGGTATGGTTTAATTTTTAAGTGTTCCATAGAAGTTAACTTTTTTTCTGCAAGTATGCTTCCGATTTAATATAAAACATGTGCCCACTATCAAACCTAACTACCACACCTTCGGCATCTTGTTGATTTTTAATTTCATCAATATATTGAGAAATTTCATAGTAGTTGACACACATTTTATTTACCACAGGAATTTTTAAATTAACTGCAAGTTTGCGAAGGAACATATATTTGCAATACACTCCTGTTTTAATATTACGCAATCCAGTTAATACTAAGTTTTCTTCTGGATATTCTACCACAATTTTATCGTTTGGAGAACACCACTCAAAAATGGGCGTACAGTTTTTTGCTAAGCATATTTTTATAAACTCATTATAATAAGTTTTATTTGCTATAAAAACTTCAGCATTGAATGATGTAGAATTAATTCCATTTTTTGTAGTTAGTCTGTATCCGTAAGGGGTCGGAACAGGATATACCATTACACCATCTAATTTTTCCAAAAAAACATTAAGATTTTTAAGTTTTTTTATAATCTTATCGAAATTAGTTTCAAAACTTTGGTCTAACGTAAATGCTTGATGGTATGGTCTAGCAATTATATTACCTTCAAGATTAAATGCAAGTCCTCTTATTTCTCTCAACAAAGGAGTTTCGCTACTACTACAATTTACTATGCAAAACTCATCTTGATTGATGATGTTATGATCTTCTTTTTTTAGTTCTTTAAGTATTTGAGAAATATTGTAGATTACAGGAAAAGAATAATCCATACTCAGTCATAAACATTTTGCTCTTGTTGTATTCTATCTAAATGATGATAGATATTTTCTTTTGAATATTGAAATTCTGAAAATCTTCTAGGATTGTTTTTTTCCATTTTATGAAGCATATTAATCCAATCATATCTTTTGTCTACAACCCACCCGTAACGACGTTCGTCGTGCATCATGTCAAAGATAGAATGCATTGTTCAATATAGTAGATATTATCAATTATATCATCGATACATTCGGTCTGACAAGTCCAAATCAAACAAAATTTCTTCAATCGTATTTTTGTTGCCGACAGTAGCATTCATAATATCATTCTTTTGTTTATGTTTTCTAATTTCAGAAATTAAATTTGGATGATATTTTAACCAATCATATTCATCTTCTGTTAAGTCTGATATTCTTTTTTTATTAATTTTTTGAGTTATACTTGCGTATTTAATTCTATCTTCTGCGTTCATAGTAATCTACTTTTGAAGGATGCATAAAATCAACCACAATTACACACCTATAGTATTCTTTTGCCACAATAGGTGGTGGCATAACTGGTTGATGATTAACATGAGAATGATGTATTAATAAAGAATTTTCATCTCCTGGAATGATGATTTCTCTATCTTTATTCTCAATTAGAGTTCCATATATTCTAGAGGGATTTTTAAGATAATAAATCATACCAAGATCAAAATTATCATGACTATGACTATTACCATAGTTTATATACAATTCATTCCCATAGTTCTCCTCTGTTGTCCCCCTCATCCGTTTTGCCCAATATGATTGGACTTTATACTCTTTTATTCTTGGGTCATTAGTGATTTCTGAATAAGTATAAAGATGTTTTTTAACTAATTTAAAAAAGTTTGTCCAACTTTTTTTATACCACAACTTACGTTGAGACAATCTATTAGTTGCTTCAACAGATAAATCCCATTTATCTTCACAAACTTCTAATTCATTATCAATCTCTTCTAAGAGATTTTTCATATCATATTTACTTAGAAGATTATATGCCCTGTAGATTTCATTGCCACAAAAATCAAAGTGCTCTACATCTCTAGGATCTTCTGGATAGACTGGACCAATATCAAGTGTCATATAACTTTTTCCAATAACTTACTGGTAAGAGTGGATTTTTAGGAATAAAATACTCTTCTTTGGCAGGACACATAGAGCAATAAGATTCTTCCTTACGAGTAAAAAAGTCTTTTAATTCTTCATCCGTACAGGTATGCTCTAATGGTGTATATTTAAGATATGGTTCCCACTTTTCAGATAGATTATATTTATTTGCTTGCATTGGAAGATATGCAAGAGCGGGACACTTCCAAAGTTTTCCTTCATGCAATTGAACACACAACTTTGATACACAATACTTCCAACTTAACTTTGGATTATCATCTTCAAATGGTTCCATTTTATCACCAAACCCTTTATATTGTCTAATCCAATGAATAATTGATGGACGCATTTCAACTGGCGCTCCTTTTGCAATCCATTCTCTCATTAGATTATAAACTGGTTCAAACTTCTGCCTATATTCTGGGTCACCATCAGAATGAACAGATACACCAAGAGTTGTTCTTGTTTTTTTTAATGCTTCCCAAAGATTTGGATGTTTATACAGATAAAATCCATTAGAAATTAAATCCAAATATGAATTTGACCACTTTTCTCTTGCCAAATATACAAATTCAGTCAAATCTGGATGTAAAGCAGGCTCTCCACCCATCAATGTGAACCTTTGAGGTATGATTCTTTTACTCCAGTTTTCCATCCACTCTGATGCCTGTTCAAGAGATACAGAACCAGAGTGACCTTGATTCATATAATGAGTGCATCCCTCACAAGTTAAATTGCAAGAGTGAGTAACGTGTAATTGTATCTCGTGAGGTACTTTTAACATATCAGTTAAATTCTTCTATTCTTTTTAGGTCCAAGTATGTAAGTATTTCTTTCCTCCATTCCATCAACTCATAATAACACTGTTGCTCATGGGCAATTTCACGCAACTCATAATCTGGTTTTAAGACGCTCTCATAAAAAAGATTAAATGCATCGCGCCTTTTTTGATGTTTTTCCATAATTTCCTACTTGGTTCTTAACCCACCAACAAGAACTCTTTTAGATTCAGAGTATTCTGCAGAATGAGGTATGTGAGAAGAAAATAGTAACACTTTATTTTTTTCTGGAATAATCTTATATTGATTATCATCAATATAAATCATGGTTTCACCATCATTACAAGAATTTAAGTAAAGTATAAAACTATAATCTTCATTGTGGTTGTGCTTATGCACATTCATTTTACCACCATTTTGATAATCAATCATATGAATATAAAAATATTTTAATTTTAAATTTAAAATATCCTCACACAATAATTTAACTTTATCAATATAGTTATAAAAGATTTTTGAGTTAATATTATCCAAAAGATTTAACGTGTAAAAACAATTTCCACTTAAAGAACTTTGTTTTTTATCCTTAAAAGTCTCTGGATAATTAGAAACAAAATTAAGTAGAAGATTGAAGTAATCACTTACCTCATCTTCTACAAAAAACTCTTTAAACATCAACCATTCCAACAAATTCAATATCTTCAAATTGATCTGATGTAATTTCGTGAGGTCCAATACGATACCAATATTCACCTTCCTTCTCACCAAGATATTCAATATCATCACATTGATGCTCACGCAACCATGCTTGAAGACGTTGATGCTTAAGTTCAGATTGTGAAATCTTCATCGGAATAAACCTCCTTGTATTTTTCAATAAGACGATCTCTCATGTCATGATATGGAGTGAGATCCAAGTCATACTCATCACCAAAATTCCAATCTTCACCATATCTGATAGCGCAGATAGCTGCCTGAATCATTGTTTTCAGTCCTTCTCTGTCAACTGTAATTTTAACCAAAGCAGTTGGGTCTGAAGTTGGTTCCATTTTCATTTTTCAATTCTCCAATTAGGATCTGATACTTTATCTACCCAAAAATAACAAGTTTTATTTAATGATTCGACATAATATCGGTCATTATCTTCATTTTTAACTCTACAAGAATGGAATTGTAGCATATCAAGAGTAAACTGAGTTTTTGCTTCCTTACTGATTGGAGTCAGACAAATAAATTTTGTTTTCATTTTACAAATACCGTTCCAGATTGAGGTTGTGTGCGATGTTTTTTAATAAAATTGTGAGCTGAGTTGACAGTTCTACAAACTTGCAGTTGCTCTCCATTATAGATGATCATAAGTTGATTTCCAAATGGAACTGCGGCATAACCGTCATTTGTAATAAATCCTTCTTTCATCGTTTAATAGTAGCAATAGCAGGTTGACCTTCAACAAACACAGTATCTACAACGTTCTGAAGGCGTTTGACCGTTGCAATGCCCACGTTGTTGTAAACGGGAACATGAACAAAACCAAAAGATTTGGTGTACTCCTGGAGATTACCAGGAGTAAGAGTGCCTTGTTGAATACGCTTTACATCATCAAGATGAAGACGAATCACACGACCAACAGATTGGCACATCTCAATAACATTCATTTGACGCATCATAATCAAAGAAGTAAGACCAGGAACAGAGATACCTTCACTCAGAATAGAATAGTGCAGAACAATAAACTTTTTGTCAGGATCTGCACCATACTCACGTACAAGATTAAAAAACTGCTCACGGGTAATTTTCTGGTCATTAAGGAATGCACCATGCTTGCTGGTAATCCAAAGGAGATCGTATCCCATGGATTGAACTTCCTCCATAAAGGCAGTCTCAGCAAGCATACGGATCATCACTTTGGTATTAGGAGCAGCGATTAGAACCTTCTCCATGTGCTCTTCATTGGATAGGGTATCCAGAAGGGTCATACAGTCCCTCTCTGCCGCTTCCTCGCCCTTCAAACGAATGCTACCGACATTGATGGCGTTAATCTTAGGAGGAAGAATGGAACCGTTACTAACAAGACGCGGAGCAGGAACATTGTAAATAATGCCACCGTAGACACTAGCATCATTCATTCCAGGTTTTGAAGCAGTGGCAGAATACTTAGGAGTAGCAGTGAAGAAATAACTGCGGTTAGCAACAGAAGAGAAATACTTGACGGAAGAGAAATAACTTTTTTTAACTGAATTGTGCGCTTCATCATAGTAAATCGTATCTACAGCAATGTTTGCTTCCTGAATGCGATGCAGAGACTGATAAGTAGTAAAGATCAACTTATTACCTTTAGTGTGATAGCACCAGGAAAAGATTTGATTTGGTTTAGTCGTTGTAAAGTAAGGAAGATCGCCACCAGAATGAACATGCATAATGGATGCATTGGTGATGTGCTCAGTAAACTCAGCAGACAACTGACGAGCGAGCATCAACCTAGGAGCAACGACTACAATAGTTTTGTCACCAGTCATAAACTGACGAACAGCATCCATAATAGCAATCAGGGACTTACCACCGCCAGTGGGAACCACAATCATCCCCTTAAGGATGCGGTCCATGATGTCAAGTGCTTCGGATTGATGAGGACGGAGTTGCATGGGTGTCATAACGATAGAAATATTATACAGCAAAAGTTACCAACCATCATCGGGAGAGTGGTCAGTTAAAAAATTGGTCTAAGGTGGGATGACCTATTGTACCATCAAATCGGTAATGATATTCAAGTGCATCTGAACAAACATAATGTGGATGAGTTGTGGGAATTCCAAGTCTCTTACATAATTCACGATGATTATCCTCCATTAACTCAACAGCATACAACATATTGTTTATTACATGGTCCTCATCATGATATCTGCATAATTTATTTTTTAATTCTACTATAAAATTACCATTTCCAGCAGAATTATCAAGGAATTTTGAATCGGGATTTTTGAACAAACTTTGATCCATACACTCAATCAATTCATTAACCAAATCTGGTGGAGTAAAAACTTCTCCAGTCTCAGAAATTCTCTGGTCTGACCTTTCAACTTCAGACCCTAAAGACTCATTATGTTTATTTTTATTGGATGACATTTTTATCTCTCAAATACTCTATTTCTTCAGATGTAAAATCAAATTGTTGATGCACATCATTAAAATCCTTTATAAGAGGAACTTCTGCATTTTTAACTGCTGCAGCGAATCCAGCAGTAGTTTTATAGTTTTCAACAAACAACTTAATTAAAGGAATATCAAATATAGTTGATAATAATTTACCTCCCTCTTCATCTTTGATAGGGCACCATGAGTTTAACATACCGATGTATCCATTTGTGATAAATCTGTCAGTATATGAACAAGAATATGGCACTACAAATTTTAGTAAGTCTCCCGTAGTCGGAAGAACATTAGTTCTTTTTATATTTTTTCCTGAGGCGTAAACTTCGTACTTTCCATCATCACAGTACTCATCTTTTGGAATGTCCTGCCCAATCTTAAGAGGTATCCTTGGATGATTTGAATTTGCAATTTTATTAAAAATAGCATGTAATAATTTTTCTTCTCCAAACAAAGGGAGTCCATCTCTCAAATCCAAATAATGGATTCCAGTCTCATGTATAACTTTTGTAACTCCTTTATATGGTTCTTTTTTTAAAATCCATGAACAAATAGACACACCTTCAGTAAAATACTTATCGGAAGTATAATCAATTTGAATTAGGTTATAAATTGTTTGACATTTTTGAAAGAACTTTTTGCCAAATCCAGTTGTTCCAATAAAAGATGATGGCGTAACCTTTGCCATGGTTGCGCCATTTTGAAGAAGATTGATGTCCAATTCAATAAACTTATACCAAAGTTTATTATTTTTTGCTTTATTATTATCTTGATATGGTGGGTTTGATAATATAGTAAAATTCATAACCACTTACAATCATAATCAGATATTACTAGGTGTTTTTTAATTTGTCAACCTCTCTTCTTAACTCATCAATTTGTCCCTGCTGCTCCTTGATAGCCTCAATCAAAACTGCAACCATGTTCTGATATGCAACAGATTTAGTACCATCAGGAGCTTCATATACTAATTCAGGTAGTACTTTCTCAATCTCTTGTGCAATAACACCAATCTCACGTTCAGGTTGACCAATACGGTTAAAGTAAACACCTCTCAAATCAAGAACTTTATTAAGAGCATTACCAATACCAACAACATTTTCTTTCAGTTTCTCGTCAGAGTTTGCTGTAACTGTTCCTGAGAATGTTGCATTACCAGCATTGTTGAGTCTGAGTCGTTCTTGTGGTGCAGAAGGACCAGAACCTTGGGTTCCAAAGATAATAGCAAATTGACCTGAGGTTCCTTCAGATACACCTTTGATGTATCCACGCTCACCATCATTACCAATATCTCTACCTTCAAACTTCAATCCACCATAAAAATACGAAGCATTAAGTGCCTGGTCAGTTTGCTGGAATCTCAAATAATTACCATCAATATCACCAGTTGTGTCTGGATTTGTTGTAATTAAAACGTCATTTCTAAAGGTTGAAATACCAGTTACCCTTAAGGTATTAAGATTAACTTGTTGGTTAAAGGTACTAATACCTGTATTAACTAAGAATCCATTGGTAATATTCCAAGTTAGCGATGAGGCTCTAAATTCAACGTTATTTTCAAATAATGTTTGACCAGCAACATAAAGGGAATAACCAGCTTTTGCAGAAGTAGTCTCAATACCGACATTGGTTGTTGTTGAAATACCAACTCCATCAAATACCCAAACGTCAGATACGTTACTTAATCCAGAACCATCTCCCTTAAATGCTCCACTCCATAAACCAACATAATAATTATCACCACCAGATTGAATAGGTCCAAACTTTTTCCAATTATTATCATTGGTATAAACCCATCCAATTTCTCCACCTGATGGTGGTTCTGCATCATATACAACGTTGCCAACGTTCCCTGCAATTAATGGCGTACCAATGCCTGTGGTATACTCTCTAGCAATAATTTGATCACCCTGAATAAGCAAACTATTTGCTTCAACAGAATTATTAATTGTTACTTTTTCATTAAATACTGCTGGACCATTAAATTCCGAGATAATATTATTGTCCTTTCCACCATCAACCTTTAATCCCCTATTAATAGTTAATTGTTCAGTAGAACCAACATCAAATCCAATAGCATCACTATTGCTTGTAAGGTCCTCTCCTCTTACTGTTGGAATTGGAGCATTAGTAATTAAATCTTGTCCAGTAGCACCACTTGTAAATTTAGTTACTGTATATGCATTACCCTTATCATCCAATCCATTATAAAATGGAGTACCACCATTATCAGATACTGATTGTGATAGAATTCTTTCAACACTTCTAAACTGTCTATCTTGTCTCTCTGGTAAAGCAGTTGAATAGTTACCAGGTCCAAATCCAAGATATTCAAAAGTGTGTCCAGATGCACGAATAATAGAGTTTCTTCTAAATTCTACTGGTTTAAATCTAACTTTTCTAATAACAGACCCAACAACGTGAGTTTGTTTTTGAGTTCCAAATAATCCACGGAAGACATCAATTGCAGTATTAGAAGTAATTGACTCACTAATACGCATAATTTCATTATCTAGAACCAGATAATCACCAATATCCCAACCCATATGAGTGGCATTGGTGACAGTCAAAGTATTAATTGTAGGATCAGTTAAAGCAACATTTAAAGTTGTAGTGATACCAGCGTACTGATAAACAAGTCTTGAAGATGCTGCTTCATCAGCAAAATCAATTGCACTATTTTGAGCACTAAATCCTATTGGATAAACTCTTCCAGATCCAGATGCAATTGCAGTTGTTGTACCTACTCCAACCTTTACAGCAAAACTACTTACATTATAAACTTCTGTTATTGTAAATTCACCGTTGTAAATATTCTGGTTGAATCCACCAAATTTAATTCTATTACCAACCAAGAATCCATGAGAATTTGAAGTGATAACACTTGCAATTCCAGTCACATTATTATAATTTAACGAAGAGATTCCAACAGACTCACCAGTGACGTAGGCAGTAACGTCAGAAAGAACAGTAGCATTAACGTTACTCAGTCCATTAGTGTTAATACCAGTAATTGGTTGTGGACCAAGGAATTGATCTCTAGCATAAACTGTTGACGCAGATGATACTCTAACATTTTGATCATCACCAGTTGCAATACTCTCAATTTTATAAACATTATTGTAATCAGTAAAACGACTGTCACGAATACCATCAATTTTAATTACATCACCAACGCTATTATGAATATTTAAAACTGTTACATAACCAGGAACCCATCCAGTAGTAGTTCCTACACCAACAACTGCTAATGTATTACCAATTCCAAAAGCAGAACCACCGTCTACAATTTTAATTCCAGTAATCGCACCTGCAGAATCAATTTCAATGTTTGCAGTAGCATATTTTCCAGTTGTAGAACCAGCAAATCCTACCAGTCTTGCATTATACAACGTTTGAATGCTTCCAGATCCATCACCATAATTTACACCAGCACTAGTAATTCCAACTCTAGTAATATAATTTAATCCATGATCTTTTTGAGTTGTAAGTGTGTGAGATATTCCAGAACTTGAATGTATCTCAACAATTCCAAATCCAACAACAAAATCACGAATATTCTTATTAATAACCTCTTTTGTAATACTATTCTGTGGGTTATTAATCTCAGTTAGTCCAAGTGGTGTTGGTAGAGCAAACGTTCTAGTCTGATCTGGATCGGAATCTGGATTATCTCTATCAAGTTGTGGGTATAAATTTTTAACTGGTTGAGAGAATCTAAGATTTTGGAATGGAGATACTTGAGGTGAAGATGATGAATCAAGAATAGTTAAATGATAAACTCCATCTTTTGCATTTGGAACATATTCCTGGACTGCTTCCTTTCTATAAATGTAGAACGTATTACTAAATTCTTTTCTCTCATATCTGGGCAGATTTGTTGTTCTCTGATTAATATTATTAGAGAATGTTCCTGGATTGGTAGTAATACCAACTGTAAATTCTCTCCGTGTAGGACTTGATACAACAGTATAAACGCCATTAAATCCAGTATTTCCTAATCCACTTGTGTTTGCTGTTGATACAATGTTAAAAACTTGAACTTTAGAACCAACAGACAGTTCATGTGGTGTATCTGTCGTAAACGTCGCTAATCCAACAATTCCGTCCCAGGTAGCACCCGAAATAAATCTAGGATTTCTTAATTCTGAAGTATTAGATAGGACAGCTGGCGCAATACTTTTAAACTTAGCAACCTCTGCATTAGTAAATCCAGTTGTATTGCTGGACTCCTGCATAATAAATGCATCTTCTGGAGGTCTACCAAGAACACTTGAATCTCTTGGAATTACATACCTTACTTTGTAAATTCGATCTTCAAGAGCTCTATTATCAGGAGTTCTAGTAATAAATGTTTTTGGAGTTGCCCTACCAAGGGATGCTGTTCCAAGACCAACAATCGTACTATAAATTGAGTTATTAGTAGAACTTACCGTAATAAACCATTGACCAATAGCACTATCATATTGTATTGGGTGCCCAACGTCACCAGACTTTTTATCAGATACTCTAGATTCAATCTGAAGAATACCACCTTTACTATTAACAGTGATAGCAGACAAACTTACAGTGTCATTAAATGTTTGTGCTAATTTAATCTGATCACTATTAATTCCAGCAGTAATTGCATAATAAAGTTGATTGTGCCTCAAACCATCAGGAAGTTCACCATCATCACTTAAAATACGTACAGATTCACCATTAATAAATTGGTGAGGTTGAGTTGCTGTAAAGATATTAGAGGTAATACTATTAATACCAATTGCTGTTCTACCTACAGTAGATAATTTTGTAGCAGATACCTCATAATTACCAGTTCCCTGTGTCTCTGGCATTACAATTACAGATTCTTTGGTAACACCAATGTTACCAATATTAATAACAACTTTTAATTTGTCCTGATTTTTCGCACCAATTCGATATCCTTCTAATACTGATTTTGGTGGTATATTTCTATTGGTCTCATTATAAAGATAAAGTCTAGAAGTATTACCTACAGAAATTGTTTTCTCAACGTCAATAGGAGCAAATTCAATAGTTATTTCATTATTATCAACTCTTTGTGGTGGTAAAATATGGGTAATATATCCAGTATCATCTCTTGGGAAAGCGTCATTTCTGAATCCTCTACAAACAATTGCCTTTGCACCAAAGTTTGAGTTGGAGTTTGTAATCGAATGGTCTCCACCAGATTCTGCAACAAAGTGATTTGCATATCCAATAGCAAACACAGAAACTAGTTGAAGGAATGCATCATTTGATGCTTTAATATGGAAGTTTTCGTATGCTGGTTTATATACTGCAGAAGAATTGGTATGAAGGTTTGAAACAGCAGTAGAATCTTCATAAACACCAGATACTGCATTATATTTTACAAATGCATTATCGTCTTTCTGTAGTCCAATACCAGTGAACTGAGCAACCACCATGGATTTAAATCCATCAGCTTTGCTACCATCCGCATGAAGTCCACACATTCCATAAACGGAACGTAAAGAACAATTGAAGATATATGGAGATGCAGAAGTAACACTGTCAACTACAATATTAAGAGTTGGAGCACCTGATACAATAGCAGGAAGAGGATTTACAGGTGCTGTAGAAACCTCATAAGTAACCCGAGTTGTAGATTCTACAGTTTTTACAACATAAGAACCATTGTATCCACCACTAGGAATACCTTCAATTCTAATCGGAGTATCTACATCCAATCCATCAACAGATTCAACAAGATCTACTGTAATTTTCTTACTGGAAGTTACACCATCACCTGCTCTGATACTAGAAATTCCAATATTTTGACCTTTAGAACCAACAATTCGGAATTCATCAATTTTTGATTGAACATCAATTGCAGCACTTGGATAATCAGGTGAAATAGATCTTCCACTAGAAGGACCATATACTAAACCGATTTTTTCATAATAAATGTCAAGGTCGGTTCTAGTCGTATTGTAATTTAAATAAGTATCATTAAATTTTACAGGATTTACACCATCCGCATATTCAAAACAAGTTAGTTTATGGTGAGAGAAGTTGGGAACAAACTTTGATGTGCCATAATCTTTATATACATTTGAGTTTGGATCCGCATCAAAAAATGTAAACTGATAAAAATAACAAGTACCAGTTACTCGAAATAAACAAGTTGAATCAACTGTATTGTCTTGAGGACTTGGAACAAACCTTGGACGAATCTTTGTTTTACGAAGATCCATACCAACGATTGATGTGCCACGAGGAATGATAACTCCACCATAAACGGAGTTCATTTTATAAAGATCATTCTCTGGAGAATCAATGTCAAAATCAGAATTTAAAGTAAATTCTGTGAGGTCATTAGAAGATGCACCACTTCTAGTTAACCAATTATTACCAGAAATAGGAGCGTCATGTACAGGAATCCATCCTGGTCTATTGTCGATTACATGTTCGCCAGGATAAACAATGATAGTTGTTCTACTAAATCTATCATTATCAAATCCTTTTTGATATGAGAATCTTGCTGCCTCAATCAGTGCCCTTTGAATTGTTTTAAAAGGTCTAACTAATGAGTTACCTTGGTTTTCAATACTATCTGTAGAGTCTATACTGGAAGGATCGACGTATAGAATATCGCCTCTACTATTTTTCAGAAAATTATCTAAGCGACTAAGACCCATTTTATTACTCTAGGATGGCTACTATGATTTATTTATTCATAGTAAAAACCATAAACAGAGGGTATTATTTTGCTAACATATACTCAACAGTATTTGCAACATCGTTCATAGCATCACGTAAATCAGGTCTTTGACCAGATTCTTGTCTTAAAATAGGTCGGGAATCATCAACAAGGGTCCAACGCCATTGACCCATTTCTTTGCAGTGCCAAAGATTAATTTTCATATGCAGGATTACTCCAATCGTTAGTAAAAGATCTAAGATATTCTATTTTTTCTAACATTTCTTGACTATCAAGAACAAATTCTTCATTAGCAAAATGAAGTTTGCAGTTGTGTTCTAATGCAAGATTCATTATATATGTTCTTCTGGATTTGTCATCAGGTAAAGAAAAAATACTAAACAAAATGATATGATCTAAATTTGTATGTTTTATAGAATACTCTAAAAATGAGTGATTTCTTCCTTCATTATCTCCAGTTTGATGTGGAAATTTATAACCCATCCTAGAACAATACTCCCTAACAGTTAATGTCTGAAAGTATAAATCAATATGTTTGGTTTTAAATCCTTCATATTCTGCATAGGTTACCACATTTTCATGTGGTAAAATTTCAATCTTGCGAGACTGAATATCTGTATCATGCAATCTTCTAAAGTATGCCCCTGGCCATTTTCGATGAGGTTGTCCATCTCTTAGTAATAATCTTACATCAATACTCATTCTAGTTTTTCCAGTTCTATTTGGTACTCCACCATGAATATTTTCTTGAGTAAAAAGTAAAAATGTTCCAGGAGACATATTTACTGGATAACATTCTTGAGTACAAACCTCTTCTAGTTTTTCATGAGACCATTTTTCTTTCTCAGACATACGAGTAATTTCTCTACTCTTATCAATTCCAATAATTTGGAGTGAATTTGTATCAAAAGTTTCTGTAAAAGGTAACCAAACAGTTCTTAATCCGAGACCATTACCAACCCATCTACCTTGATGGAATGGAAGAACAGTCCCATTCTTATCTTGATTGGGAATTGTTGCCCTAATATTACCAAATTTTTGTATAAGAATATCAGTATTTAACTGCGGAACAACATATTCTTCTACCATCCTATCAAATAAAATATAAAAATCAGTATCAACAAGATCTTTAGTTAAATGTTTTACTAGTTCTCCAATAGAATTTGAAGATACATGTTCATGGAGATATTGAAGATCTTTTACTTCTGGGTAATATTTTTGAACTAGAGATAACAAAATATCCCCAAAAGGATATTTGTTCATATCATATTGATTGTGAGTAGCGTCAAATATAAGCATATCTATTCTTAGTCTAAGCCCCCGACTGGATTTGAACCAGCGACCAACGGTTTACAAAACCGTTGCTCTACCACTGAGCTACAAGGGCATTAATAATCATCTAGTTCTGCTAAAACCTCAGGATTTTCTAAATCCATTTCAAAAAAACACGGATGTGCTTCTTCCATTATTAAGTATGCAGAAGCTCTGAATAAATCTTCTGCAGTATATGTAAGGTTATTATTAGCTTCAATAATAGTAGATGGGTCTGCTTCTTCCTCTTCGGTTAAATCATCCCAAGTGAACGGTATAGAATTAACAAAGTACATCATAACAACGTTCTTTATATTTATTTCTGGAGAATGCCAGCAATAAGCTTTGGTGATTCTAAGCTTCATTCTCTACACCGTTTCTTTATATTTAGTTTAAGGAAGGCGGAGAGTTATACTCAATCCCTTTAATATTCCTTCCAGTAGGAGCGGGGGGACTTGAACCCCCACAGGCAATGCCCGACAGATTTTAAGTCTGGTGTGTCTACCGATTCCACCACGCTCCCATAAGAACTTACACCTTGTAAGTGGGTGGATGATACTTCAAATATTCCCTAAAAGTCATTTTCATTTCTTTTTGGGTCATACCACAGTGTTTTGCTGCAGCAGGAAGTGTCATCGTACAATTGAAGAGACCTTTGTTTGCTTCCTTGACATTCTCTGGAGTTGTCTTTACAGGCATTTCAAATAGGTCAATATAAAGTGGTTTTGTTTTCATAAGTATTAAGTTTGTAAATCCCCAATTAAGGGGAAGCGAATGACGGGGATCGAACCCGTGACACCAACTTGGAAGGATGGGATGTTACCGCTACACCACATTCGCAGATGTAATCATTAAGAGATCTAAACTGAGATTTGGGCGACCCCTCAACTGATTACCCTTATATTATAGGGCATTGGTTCTGAGGTGTCAACCCCCCCTACCAAGGTCCACCGTATGCTGGATCATTGGCATAACCAAGAGCCTCATTGAGTTCGGTTAATCTTTCAATATTTTCTTGCAGTTGCCTGTTAAGACCCCAAACTTGCAATTCATATTCTCCTTTTATCTTTTGTGTTGCTGTAGCAATACTATTCTGAGAAGACACTGTACCAATTCCAGAATTATATTGAGATATAAGAGAACTTACATCTACTGCAGGACCAATAATATCAAACACCTTTCCTAACTCAGATCCACCATTTTGAAATAGTCTTGTGCTTACACCAAGTCCAACATTAGAAGATGTAACAGTGACATATCCCTCTCCATTAAATGGATAGTCGGACCCATAATTTCCTCCAGAAATTTTTGGGTAATCATAAGATTTAAGAACATCTGCTGTAATTGTCCCATATGCAATAATTACAGACCCCAATCCAACAATACCTAAAGATGAAGCAGTAGCAGTTCCTACTCCAGATACAACACTTCCATATTGAGAGCTAATATTTGCCGTACTAGAACCATATCTTGTCGTTAATAAACCAGTATTCCCACCAATAGCAACAATTTGGACTTTAATTGCATTTGCAGCATTTACAGTATTTAAACTTTGCTGAGCAGCATTTGCAGATGGTCCATTAAAAGCATCTCTTAAAGAAGAGGCAATAGAAATTCTTTGTGGCAATATTTGATTTTGCCTTAAAAGAGTTTCCTTATCTTCTTGTAATTTAGTTACAACAATTCCCATAAATCATTATATGTATTTTCTATATTTATTGTGAAAGTTGCTCTATTATTAACTGGATATATGAGGAATTGGGAGAACCACTTCCAAAACATAAAAACCAATATTATTGACAAATATTCAACTGATGTATACATCAGTTCTTACAGTTATTCTGAACTTTACATGGGTTCTGATATAGTTCAGATAGATGTAGATGACATAATAAAGAAATATAATCCAAAAAATTATTTGTTTAGAGATAAAGAAACTCTTCCAGAATTTAAATTCAAATCAAATGGATTAGAGATAAATGGAAGAGAATGGTCATATAGAATATTAAGACAATGGTATACAAATTATCTGGGATTACGAATATTTGATCCTAGAGAATATAATATTGTAATTAAATGCAGAGCAGACTTCTCTATAAAAAACTTTCACCTTCAAACAAATAAAGACTTGGTTTTGCCTGTGTGGAAGGTTCATCCAGGTCCATGCAATCCAGAAGATTCATATGTGGATTACTTTGCACATGGAAATGGATATTGGATGAAAAAATATCTTAAATTGTATGAAAAAACAAAAGAGATGCATGATAATGATTGGGGTGATGTCTCCTTGGGAGAAACCCTAATCAAATCATACATCGATAGGTATATTGGTTCTGAACATATCACATTAGATTATGATATGGATTGGAAGATGAGAGATGAACCTTGGATGTCTGAGGTCCAGAACATTTATAAAAAACACGACCCTCTCAAAGTTGTAACCATTGAGAAGGATGTGTAGAACCCTGA